TTTTAGCTATACTTGCACCGCCTTCAACCCGCAAAGCTCCAGTATCACCAGAATCATCCGAAGAATCAGTTGTATCAGTTATATCTAAAATACCTGTTACATTTAAATTATCGTTAACGGTTGTTTCTGAAGTTGAATGCCCAATTGAAATTGGCACTGCAGAAGTTGCTGTTCCGATTGTAATTCCGTTAGAAGTATTTGAATTATCAATATTTAGTGTTGAAGTTGAATCTAAAGAAACATTTGATCCATCTACTACTAGCGTTCCATCAATATCTGTATTGTCTAAATTTGCAGTTCCGTTGACATCTATATCGCCTTCAAGATCAATATTATCAGCAACAACTAAGTTTCCATCTGCCACATCTAAAGCAGTAGCTCCATTTGTTCCTGTGATTGTAAGCTTTTCTGCTGAAGAATCCCAAGCAAAAGAATCTCCCGCAGTGTCAGAATAAAAAGTAACATCCTGCCCAGACCCGTCAGTGCCAACTGTAAATGTACTATCTAATTGGACAGCAGCATCAATATCTAATGCTTTACTTACTACAATCTTTTCGCTAGAATTACTAGTTACAAATTTTATATAGGAATTACTTGATTCGGTAATATTTAAAGCATCAGCAAGATTGTCTGTTAAGGATATTTTATTTGTGGTAGTATTACCATTAAAATTTATATTTAATCCATTAGCTGCATCTGCTACTGAAACTGAATCTGCGTCTATATCCCCTACATTTGCTATATTGCCATCTGAAACATCTAATGAATCAACTGTGGTTGCTCCAAAGTTTGCAGTGCTTGAACCATTATCAATACTTCCAAATCCGCTTGTAATAGTACCCGCATTAAGAGCTCCAACGGTTGTAACGTTTGCTAATGTAGTAAGATTGGTATTTGTAGAGGCTAAAGTAATTGCACCTGTATTTGCTATTGTGGCATCACCAGATAAAGCAACTTCTTGATAGCTTGTTCCATCTGATACTAAAATTTTATTATTAGTAACATCAGGCATTTTAAATAAAGCACCAACAGTTATGTCGGCATTAAATGTAGCATTTCCTGCATTCGCCATATCTAAAGTTAAAGCAGTAATGTCACTGCTACTATCAGTTCCTTTAAATATAATAGATTGATCGCCAGTTACAGCATCTATATAATTGTGTGAACCATCATGATATATTTGCAAGTCTTTACCTGCGCCTATCGCAAATTTCGTAGCATCAAGTGGAACCCATACATAATCAGAGCTTCCTTCGAGAAGTTGAAGCATTTGAACACCGCCAGCATAAAAATCTAATGCGTCAGCTGCCGATTCTTGTATGTAACTATCACTTCCATCCCCACCTAATACTAGCTTATTTGTAGAAGATATAGCTAAATTACCATTAACTATCTCGTCGTAATTTCCTGATCCGTCACCTTGTACTACTAAATCACCTTCTAGCGTTAGGTCGCCACCCATTGTTCCACCAGCACTAAAATTTTTACTTATTACTTGTCCGTAACCCATAATTCTCCTTACATGTGTACCAAGCAAAGATATTTACTTGCAGCCGATGACACTTGCTTGAAGTGAACATATATTGTTCCTCCAACACCTTGTGGTATCTTAACAAATGTAAGCGTCTGGGATGGTAGAACCAAATCATTATTAGCGCTTATAGTATCTGATGTAGAATTATCAAATCTAAATTTTATATCTGAATCACTATATACTCCAATTTGATGTGTACCGCTTACGTTTGAATATACATGACCTTGATCACTTATATCCAACCTTGTTTGCACATCCCATTCAGCAGCAGCTTCAATGTTTACAGCTTCACTTGTTTTAAACTTATTAATATCTGCCATATTTTATTCCTCTATTGCAAATTCTATACTAGCCATATCCTGTGGTGATAATTCACATTTAGATAATTGAGTAAGTTTTATTTTCTTAAAGCCATTCAAATCAACATCAACACTTAATAGTTCATTCATTTCTTTTTGAAAAAGAGGTAATTCTTTTGAATCTGGTTTAATTGCAAAACTTCCATCTTCTTCATTCTCTTTACCATACTTGCGAATTAAATCACCTCTTGATTGTTCATAAACAGCAAGTTCTTCACTTAATTGTTTTAGATTTTTTGCAACCCTAAAACTTACAGCAGCTTTCATTGGTTGTTGCGCAACTTTATTTAAAGCTTCTACACTGTTTACTATTTGACCTAACTTTACTTTCATTTTCTTCTCCTTTTTAAATTACTTTTAAATTATGTCATAAGGTACTATAGATCTCGTACCTCCAGTTTTATCTCGTTTTTTCATTCCCATTCTTCTGACCATCTCATTCCATTTATTTTCATGATTAGTTGAAAGACTTAATGAAACAGCTGATACATTTGGATCTTCAGCGCTTCCCGCTCTATCCATATATAATCTTGACTTAACATAGTCAATTATACCAGAATGACATGTATTGTCTATATCTGGGGTATCAGAAAGTCGTGAAACAGGATTTGGCTCAGCTTGATACTTTATCATTATACCATCGGTAACTGATTCCTGTATAGCTTTCCAATTCTTTCTGTCCGTTGTGCTTCTATTGCCCGAGCTATCTACATTTGTTATAAGAGCTAAATTATTTCCCTCTACATAGTACATAACTTCATCTTCTGGGTATTTAATATTACTTGCCATAATTTTTCCTATTTACCAAGATTGTTTTTTAATCCATAATATAAAGAACATATTCTTACTTTGAATCTGGAGTTTCTAATTTAGATTCACTACTTGCATCAGCTAGTAGTAAATCGGTATTTAATAACCTTGGTATCTTTATATAATCATCTTCATTGTCTAATATAAAAACTTGTAAAATTTTATTTAATTCTAATTTATTATTTGATGAGTCCTCAGAAACATCGCTTAAATCATAATACATCTGATCTTCAACTGCATTTATTTTTGCAGTAACTATCTTTGAATTATATTTCCCTAAGTCAACTAAGGCATCATTTATCAAATTTATAATATAATTTTCTGGGGCATTTGGAAATGCTTGTCTAACCCTTGAAACAATTTCTTTTACAGTTAATCCATGAACAGCCATATTAACCTCTCAACCTTTGTAAACCTTTTTCATAATCAGACTCTAGCTTTATTTGCTGTTTTTCCATCCAATTATATTCTGTTGTTATAACAGATAGTCTAGCTTGAATTTCACTAGCATATCCTTGAGCTTCAGATAAGGAAGCATTGACTTCTTTTACTCTCATATCACCAATGGCAATCCATTCAGATAAATGCATTTGAGCTCTTTGCAATTCAGCGCCAACAATACTCAAGTTTCCTTGAAGCAATTCTACATCCTCCGCTTGTAGTAAATCGTGAGCATCATATCCAGAAGCTGGTTTGTTTGCTTCAATCAACGAAGACACTTTATCTAAAGCATCCTTCACTCTTGTAACTTGAGAGTTAGCTGTTAAAAATGTGTCTTCATCACCAAAAACAGATTCATCTGCTCCTTCCATTTTATCAATTCTATTTTCAGCGGCTTCTATCGCATTTGTCATAGCTGTTAAGGCCGTGGTTACTGCTGTATCACTCGCCCTAGATGACATCGCGCTTTGCAATGCTTTAACAGAGGCATATAGTGGAACTAAATACTCAGCTTCATCTGGAAATCCTCCTAACTTAACAACATTTCCACCAGTAGTCTCAGCTGGATCTGCTGCTACACCATTTACTTCAAATGTATTTGCATCAAGTTTTGTAACTGTGCCTGTCATTCCGTTGACTTCTGTCATTTCGTTAAAATTAGATAGCTTAACTATATCTCCAGTAGAAAGTCCATGGCTTGATTTAGTAAAAACTGTTGGATCTGCAGCAGTTGCAGTTACGCCAGATAAAGAAATTGAACCAATAGCAGAATCACCGTATGCAACAGTTGGATATTGAACTTCTGAATACTTACAAGAACCGCCATTTGGTAAAACATTTATTTTATTATTTTCAATATAATAAACAGGATCAGATATTTTTGCATAAGACATATCTGATTCATCGGATACCCTTCCTTTATCTTCTGCACTAATCTGCCTACAAGGTTGATCTATATCACCGTCATTTCTAAATACATTAAGAATTTTTCCAGTATTCAATATTTCAGCTTCGCTTCCTGGAGCCGTAGAGGTAAATGTAGCTTGAGCTGCACAAAGTGGAAGCAATGATATTGGAAGAGAATTTATAATTTCTTTTGCACCATCAGTCAAAAATTGTGTTAACTCGATTTGAAGAGGTGCGCTAGTCCCATCAATTGTTATGCTAGTTAATGCTTCTACTTGTGCTTCAAAAGTAGCCATTATGTACTCGCTACAAAGACTTCAACATCACAAGCAGCTGTATCAGCGGCACAAGTGATATCAACCAAATCGCCAAATGAATTAGGAGTTATTCCAGCGGCATCTGCAGAATCCATAGTATCCGCAACACCACCTGCTAAATCAGCACAATATAAAAAAGAACATCCTTTATCAACTTTTACCCCAAATTCATCATTATTTTCATTCTTCAAAACTAATGCAATATGATTAGTGCTATCTAAATTTGTAATTCTTATATATCTAACATTGTCTTCATCAAATTGACCTGCTAAATAAGATTTAGATAATTCAGTATTATAAGCTGTTCCAAATCCAAGCAATCCAATTTCATCAGTACCTATATTAACAATTCTTTTTACTATAGACGCAATACTTCCAATTTCTAATGTGCGCTTAGAACCATAATCTTGATTATCAAGTATAATATCTTCTTCAATTTTAACTTTTAATGTACCAGCCATTAATATCTCCTTGCACGCTTACGAGCTTTCCTAGCAGCAGCTTTACCTTTTTTAGTATATGAGAATTTTTTTACTTTCCCTGATTCTGTTTTTACTTTAGGCATATTAAAATCCTTTCCAGCGGGGATCCGCTTTATTCATTCTTTTCGCGCTTTCGTCAATTGAAATGCTATTAAATTCAACATCAGTTCTTTTACCAGCCTCTGTTCTCATCCAACTATTCGTTGTAAACTTTGGAGCCGAGGCTCTTTTGCCACATTCTCTACAATAAAACCAATTTTCAGGATTAGGTTTATCACAATGTTGACAAGAGAGTTTAGGCACCTGATACAACCATAGTCATAATTTTATCACCTTTTAAAGCACAATGGGATATAGATATAACTTTGTTATTAGTTGAATCTAATCCAGCTATATAATCATATACATCCTTAGCTATCTTACCAGAACTTTGTGTTTTAGTTCCAGGTATAGGATCATGAATAAATACTTTCACATCTGTGTTTGATGAATTATAATCTGCCATTTCTATTTCCTTATTTTAATTTAATTGGATGTTTGGGGCTAAACCTTTATACGAGTAGCCCCACAGTATCCAATACTGTTAATCCTTATTTATTCGGATTATTAAGCAGAAGCACTTTCTACTACAACAGTTGTACCAATGGCAACTGGAACATATCCAGATAAATGCCAATTAGTACCATCGCAGATAAAAGTCATTCTTAAGCCTTCAATTGCCTGAGAGACAGAACCGTCAATAGTTAATTTAGATAAACCATCAACATCGTCAACTGTGCTATTAGCAGCTCCAGCAACAATATATCCATAGATATCAGTTCCATTAGCTCCTGTAGTTATAATAAAGTCAGCATCATCATCACAATTTACTGTAAAACAGAAATCGTAACTAACACCAGCTACATCATCTGAAGCCGTTGGTAGCGTTAAGGTGACGTTATTATCAACCGTAGACATATCTACTGCAAAAAGAGTTCCAGACTCAGCAGCAGTAAGCGTTCTAGCAACTGCTACCTCGTTAGTAAGTTTCTGGAATGCTTTTTCACCAGTTTGATAACTTCCACTATTCTTATTTAATGAAGCATTATACATACATTAACCTCCTTATAATTCTACTTGATAAAGAGCGTGAGCTTCTGGTAGAGTTACCTCTAAGCCAGCTTCAGTAAGGATCATATCCTTCCTTAAGTCTTCATCAGAATTTTGTACGTTAGTTAAAATTGCAGTATCACGATTCATACCATTTCCTACCAATGGACGATAAGCTACTTTACTCATATCAACCATAGCCATGAAGTTAGCAGAAATACCACGGAATAGTGGTTCCTTTACTAAATGCATTGTACCATGAATTGTTTCGATTGTCATAACTTTGTGTCCAAAAGCACCTGCGCGTTCTTCCATATTCATACGATATGGGAATTGATTAGCACCAGTTGCTGTTGGAGTAGCTGCCTCACTAGTGTTTTTGCTATGTGACATACTTGTAGCCAAGAATGAACTTGAACCAAGTTTGTTAAAATAGCTTACCACAGGTAAACCTGCGAGAACTAGTTTTTCGCTTGCACCACCGCGAGCTGGATCAAAGATTACTTCCATATCTGAAAGCAGTCTATCATATGTTAACTCTGCGCTTGAAACACTTCTAAAGTAAGGTGCTCCAGAAGAGTATGAAAAGTCATCAGTGTTAAGAACAGCTTGACCGTTCTTTAAAATATGACCGACAATACCTTCTGAGTATTGAACTGAACTTACTCTAGCTCTTTGTCCAAATAGCATTGCACGCTCGATATCAACTTTATGTTCACGAAGTTTAAGAGCCCAAATGCGCTCCCATTCGTTTGCATATCCTCTATAACGAGTAGCAATTGCTGTGTTTGACATCTCAGCTGCAGTCTTAAAGATTTGAGTATAACCGAAGTCATCTTCAATATCGCTTGACCATGCATCTGGTGAGCCAGTTCCTTCTGCGAAGGATGTACCGATTACTTGGCAATTATCATTATCAGAAATAATATCTTCACCACTTATAGCGCTATCGCCAGCAGTGGTAGTATTAGAAATGTCAATGATTTTACCATTAAAGGTAGTAGATGTTCCAGCATCTGTTGGTGCTGAATCAACTCTTACCAGAGTTTGTGAATATCCAGTTGCTCCACTTACGGTATTAACCGCAAAGACCATTCCTTTTACAAGGAAATCTACTGAAGCTCCGCCTGAAGATGTTCCACCCGTAGCGCCATCTGCGTCAACTGTAAATGTATAGGCACTTCCTGCACTAATAGCAGAACCCCCATTTACATCAGCAGCCATTTTGAAATTACGAGTAGTCCAATCAATTTTGGAACGATTTTCTAAGAATCGGAATACAGGATCGTCCGTAGGTACTTTTGCAACTTTTGAAAGATATACAAAAAACGGAGATTCCTCTGGTGCCAATTCGGCAACCCTATCTGAGAAATCGTATAATCTTCTGCGGTCAGGCGCTTGCCCGACTCCAGCACTGGTAGCAGCAGCTGTGATATCATAACTGGATTTTACTCCACTTGTAACAGCCATTTGTGTTACCTCCTATTTGATTATA